CATTTTCCCAACTGATGAAGGCTACGGAAGCGACGAGAATGCAACCTTCGATGACAACCCTTTGCTGGAGAAGTCTGGCGAAACTTGGGCAAACGAAGATGGCTCCCCCAAAGATGTACTGTATAATGATTTATTCAGAGCCGTACACGATGCGTTTGGTCATGGACTAGAGGGATCAGGCTTCCGCGCACGGGGCGAAGAGAATGCGTTCCAAGCTCACATTCGTTTGTTTGTTGGCCCTGCCCGAGGCGCAATGACTAGCGAAACGCGAGGTCAGAACTCGTATTTGAACTATGGCCCGCACGGAGAAAACAACCAAACTGCCAGTGTTGAGGACACTAAGTTTGCAGACCAAAAGATAGGCGTAATGCCTTCATGGACGTGGTCTGAGAACATCGCACCGGACGAAATGATCGAGCAGTCCTTCGACCAAGACATTGCAGACCAGAGCGCAGGCGCTTTAACACAGCAGCCGCAACAGCAATCCCCCTTCAACATGAAGTCGCTCGTCAACAAGATGTTCGGCTCCCAGCCTGCTACACCCGATCAGGTGAAAGCGCAGTTACCTGTCGTGCGTCCTGTCTTTGAGATTGGTAAGAAGGGCACCAAGTACGCTGACGGCATCCAAGACATCGACAGCGCCGTCGAGTTTGCCAAAGCGATTAACATTACGCTGAAGCTATTCAACAGCCAGCAAGAGATGTTTGACAACTTAGGGGTGGACGTCAAAGACCGTGTG